AGCGCTAAGGTGGCCCCTATACCGATAGCTAACCGATGGTGACCGCATGGTCCGTATGACAAAGAGCGAGCGGCTCGATAAGGTCCATCAGAACGCGATGTCGCAGTTCGATGACATCCAGTCCGCAGTGCGCGACGAGCGGCTGCAATGCTTGCAAGACCGTCGGTTCTACTCGATAGCAGGCGCTCAGTGGGAAGGCCCGCTCGGCTACCAGTTCGAGAACAAGCCCAGATTCGAGGTCAACAAAGTCCACCTCGCGGTCATTCGGATCATTAACGAGTACCGCAACTCTCGCGTCACGGTCGATTTTCTGGCTAAGGATGGCACGGAGAACGACCGCCTTGCTGATACCTGCGACATGCTATTCCGAGCGGACGAGCAGGACAGCGGAGCGATGGAAGCCTACGACAACGCCTTCGAGGAGGCGGTCGGCGGCGGTTTTGGCGCCTGGCGGCTGCGGACGTGCTACGAGGACGAGTACGACCCGGAGAACGAGCACCAGCGCATCCGCATAGAACCGATCTATGACGCGGACTCGTCCGTTTTCTTCGACCTCGACTCCAAGCGCCAGGACAAGGCGGACGCCAAGCACTGCTTCGTCGTGTCCTCCATGACGCGCAAGGCGTACAAGGACACCTACGGCGACAGCCCGTCCGACTGGCCGAAAGAGATTCAGCAGACGGAGTTCGACTGGGACACGCCCGACGTGGTGTATGTCGCCGAATACTACGTCGTCGAGGAGGTTTCCGAGCTGCTGCGAATGTGGCGTGACATCGGCGGGAACGAGGAGCGCTACACGCAAGCCGACTTTGACGCGGACGAGGAGCTGGAAGCAACGCTGCTCGCCATTGGCTCGACCGAGGTACGTCAGCGGCGCATAAAGAAGCGTCGCGTGCACAAGTACATCCTCTCCGGCGGACGCGTGCTCGAGGACTGCGGCTACATCGCAGGAACGTGCATTCCGATCGTGCCGGTGTTTGGCAAGCGCTGGTTTGTTGATAACGTCGAGCGCTGCATGGGCCACGTGCGCCTGGCGAAGGACGCGCAGCGGCTCAAGAACATGCAGCTCTCGAAACTCGGCGAGATCTCGGCGCTCTCAAGCGTCGAGAAGCCGATCATGGTGCCGGAGCAGGTCGCAGGTCATCAGATCCAGTGGGCTGAGGATAACATCAAGAATTATCCTTACCTGCTTATCAACCCGATCACGACGCCCGACGGCAGCCAGCAGGCGGCCGGTCCCGTCGCTTACACGCGAAGCCCGCAGATCCCGCCGGCGATGGCCGCGCTCTTGCAGCTCACCGAAGTGGACATGCAGGACATCCTCGGCAACCAGAACGAAGGCGACAAGATCGTCTCGAACATTTCTGGCAAAGCCGTGGAGATGATCCAGCAGCGGCTGGACAACCAGACCTTTATCTACATGAGCAACTTCGCCGTCGCGGTAAAGCGGTCAGGCGAAATTTGGCTCTCGATGGCGCAGGAGACCTACGTCGAGGAAGATCGCGCCATGAAGGGCGTCGATGACAGCAACCGGGTGCGCAAGGTCGTCCTAATGACGCCGCGCATTGACGAGGACACGGGGCGTCTGGAACTCGATAACGACCTGTCCCGCGCTAAATTAGATGTAGTTGCAGATGTTGGACCGAGCAGCGCAAGCAAGAAAGCCGCTGCCGTGCGCGCGCTAACAGGTATGCTGACCGTTACCTCGGACCCTGAGACGCAGCAGGTGCTTCAGGCGCTGTCGCTGATGAACATGGAAGCCGAAGGGCTTGTTGACGCGCGAGACTTCTTCCGCAAGCGCCTGGTGAGCATGGGCGTCGTCAAGCCGACCGAAGCAGAACTCGAGGAGATGGCGGCTATTGCAGGCCAAGGCCAGCCCGCCGACCCGAACGCGATCTACCTGCAAGCCGCAGCCGAGGAGGCGGTGGCGAAGGCGGAGAAGGCGCGCGCGGACGTGCTCAACACCATCGCCGACGCCGAGCTGACGCAAGCCAAGACGGCGACGGAGCTGGCCAAGCTGCAAGGCGTAGCGCCCTCCCCTGCTCCTGCAATGCCTTCCGAACGCTCGCCTGCGATCATGTTGGCGGTAGGGGAGGGGCCGGAGATGGAGAAGGAAGAGGACGAGGAGGACGAAATCGAACGCGAGAAGCGGCTACTCGAACTCGAGAACCTGCGCATCGACACCGCTATGAAGTTCAACGCAGCACAACGCGCGGCAGGCGAGATGGTCGAGATGAGCGATCAGATGCGAGAGCTGAAAGCGGCGGAGGAGTTCCTTAGCGACGCCGCTAAGCAGCTCGTGAGCGCCAGCGATGAGATCCAGTCGGCGATCAAGTCTCTCGTCGAGTCGAACAAGAAGAACGCAGAGGCCGCGATTGCGGCAATATCCAAACCGAAGCGCATCGTGCGCGAGAAAGGCCGAATCGTCGGCGTTGAGGTGGGCTGATGGCAACAAGCGCCTGGAACAAATTTAACGACTTCTCCGAGCAACTCGTGCGCGGCGTTCACGACTTTGACGCTAACACGTTCAAGGTCGTGCTCGTGCCAGATACCGACGCTCCAGTTGCGACGGATACCGTTCTGACCGACATCACGCAGATCGCGAACGGCGGCGGCTACACGACCGGCGGTGAGACGACGACGATTACGATCGCCGAAGTGTCGGGCACCACGACGGTGAGCGGCACCGAGATCGTATGGACGGGCTCAGGCGCAGGCTTCGGCCCGTTCCGCTACGCCGTGCTGTACAACGACAGTTCAACGTCTCCTGCGGATGCGCTGATCGCCTGGTTCGATTACGGCAGCCCCGGCATCACGCTGGTCGGCGCAGGCGAAACCTTTACGCTGAAGTTCAACAACGCCAGCCCCGGCACTATGTTCACGCTGGCTCAGGTGTAATAAATGGACGTGCTGCTAGTTAAGGATGGGGTGGTTGATAACTGTATCGCCGCAGACAGCGTTGCGCGTGCTCAGCAGTTCTACCCCGACCATATTTGCATCGAGCGCACTGCGGAATTGAGTCAGTACGGCCCCGGTGATCTTTACGACGGCACCAACTTCAGCCATCCGCCGCCCGTTGTTCTTCCTCCACAACCTATTACGCGGCTTGAGTTTCTGCGGCGGTTTACCCCCGAACAGCGGATATCCATTCGAGCCAGTCAAGACCCCGTGATTATTGATGGGAATGAGCTGCTGGCACTGGCGGAAGAAGTGCGTCTGGACGACCCGGATACTGTGCGCCTCGTGAATTACATGGTTCAGCAGGGGCTCATCACCCAAGCTGACGCTGATCAAATTTTGAGTTACTGATATGGCACTTGGCGGTCCTGTAGTTAGACAGCACTACGTTGAGTTCATCCGGGGAACAGGCGTCAAGCTGGACGGCGTGGTGGATGGCACCTCGACCAATGGTCCGTGGACGTGGGTTGTCCCGAAGGATGTTTCGCAGATTTTTGTCACCGGAGTAGGCGCAGGTGGCGGAGGTGCGGGATCGGCGACTGCGACCCCTTCCGCAAGAGGTTCATGCGGAGGAGCTTCCGGTCTTGGCGTGACTTTTCTAGCGTGCGCAGTTACCCCAGATAAAAGCCTAACCGTCACGGTTGGGGCTAAGGGTACGGGCGGAGCAACGGGTAACGGGACCGCCGGCGGGGCAACCACTATCACGAATCTTGTTTACTCCCCGATAGATAATACGACCACGCTTGATTTAAAAGGCGGGGGCCTTGGCGGCACTGCAGGGGCACCAACAGGGGCCTGTAATATAGGTAGCGGACCAAACGCCGCCGCCAACGCCGCAACTCCAGCGGCGGGCTCGGCATCATTGCAAACCGGTACTTGGTCACCTACAGATCAACGAATTAGCGCCTGTGGCGGAGCTTCTTCGGGTGGGGCAAGTACAACGGGTTCCGTGAACGGAGCTAATGGTGGCGGCGTCACGACACCCCATTGGCTTTACTCGGCCATGGCTAATTTGCACTCAGGCGGCACTGGTGATAACACAGGAACCGTATCGCGTAGTGGCGGCGGCTGCGGCGCACCTTCAATAATGGGATACGGCGGTGATGGTGGTGACGGCGGCGCTGCCGGAAGTAATGCCACGGGGTATGGTTCGGGCGGGGGTGGAGCTGGCGGCGGCGGTGCTGCCGGGGGTAACGGGGCGGATGGATACATTGGGATTTTTTATTGGAGTGCCGACTAATGCTTGGCGGCCCTAATCAGCAACAGCATGTCGTTGAGTTCAAAGATGGAACAGGCGTCGTACAGGATGGTGTTGTAGTTAACTCTGCCTCGGGCCCTTGGACGTGGATTGTTCCAGCAGGTGTCCGGATGTTGATGATTACCGGCGTTGGTGGGGGCGCGGGCGGGACAGGCGGAACCAATAATGCAACCAGTACCGGCGGAGGCGGAGGCGGAGGCAGCGCGTTATCCATAACGGGGCTTCCTGTATTTGTGACTCCCGGTGCTTCCCTGACCATTACGCTAGGAGCTGGAGGAACGGGCGGGACTCCGACAACCGGCGCTACAAACGGCGGCGATACGACTATTGCTGGGATTTATTTCGCGCCGTGGGGCGAAGGTACGACATTTAAGATCTTTGGTGGCGGGGCTAACACAACCACAAGAACAGACGGCGCGGGGCAGGCTTCGGGGATTGGGGCTGGAAATGCGCCGGGAAGTTACGCGTCAGGTACTTCCGCAGGTGGAACCTCTGCTGCGACACCCACCAACGGACCCGGTACCGGAAGGATGTATTTTTTTCCTTCTACTTTCCCCGGCATGACGGGTAGCGGCGGAGGCGGAGCTTCAACCACGGGAACCACGTCGGGGGCAAACGGTGGCGTTTTGGGTCTAAACCCAAACACTTTTGCGCTTATAACCGCGCAAACTGGGACTACTCCTAACAACGGGGTTGGCTTGGGAAATACGGCGTCAAGTGTAAGCCGTGGCGGCGGGGGTCAAGGGGGGTATTCTGTTATCGGCTATCCCGGCGCTGGTGGTAATGGCGGATCTAACGGGGCAAACGCTACCGGTTACGGTGCGGGCGGCGGTGGCGGTGGCGGAGCAGCTAACGGCGGCAATGGAAGCGTTGGCTATGTGTATTTTACTTATTGGGAATCTGACTGATGGCAATCACCGAACTGTACTCGGGCAGCGCGAGCATTAGCACGACGGAATATGATCTGCCCAGCGCATCGACCACACTGTCGTCTATTACGACAGACGGCATCTTTCAGGTTTTCCTCGATCTTAATGCGCTGACCTCTACCGAGGAGTACCAGCTAAAGATTTATGAGAAATGCCTATCTACCAGTACGCAACGCGTAATACAGCAGGTCATCTTTTCAGGGGCGCAGACGACTGAACCTCTTTATGTCGTGCCGGGGCTTTTGCTTATGAATGGCTGGACCGTCACGATGAAAAAGAACCAAGGCACTGATCGCACGATTGACTGGTCGATCCGACAGGTTGCATAACCTGTGATCATTTGGTCCCTACTGCTACAGGGCGGAGCGCAGATACAGTCTGCCGCAACCGCCTACGTCCTCGACACCACGCCCGCCACGTACAACATCACGGGCAGCTCGCCGTCGTTGTTGGCGAGCCGTCTGGTCGATACGACGCCTGGTGCTTACGACCTCACTGGCAGCTCACCGTCGCTTCTGCTCGGCCGTGCGCTGGATACGACGCCTGGTGACTATGACATCACGGGCAGCTCGCCTTCGCTCTTGCTGGGTCGCGCTCTCGACACGACGCCCGGCGATTACGACATCACCGGCTCGCCCGTCGATCTCGAGAAGGCGACCGCGGGGCAGTTCGTACTGCAAACGACGCCGGGCGCGTACAACATCACCGGCTTCCCCGTTGAGCTGATCGCCAACATCACGCAGCTTGCAGGCGGCGGACCCGGAAAGACGGCCAAGCGCCGCGGCTGGGCGAACGAGCGCGCCAAGTTCGAGCAGTCGCTGCGCACCGAGGAGGTGGCCGAGCAGGTCAAGGCGGCGCAGCGCGTGCTCAAGAAGGCGCAGTCAGAATCGGCGCAGCGCCTCGGCGAGCTGGTGGCAGAGTACGAGGCCGCCCGCGCATCGCTTGATGAGCTGCGCGAGCAGGTGGCACGCATTGAGCGCGAGTCGCGCATTCGTGAGGAGGTCGAGGTCGCCTCGAAGGTCGTCGAGATCTTCGCCCGCGAGGAGGAGGAGATCATCGCCATCCTCGAGATCATCGACGAGATGGACTCGCGCGCATTGCTTGCCGCTGTCGGGATTGCTGCATGAATATTGCGCGATTCACAGGACAGCATCTAGAATAGATTTCATGGTTGCCGCCCACCACAGGGCGAGAGGTTGAAAATGTCAGAAAATACGGCAGAGCTTGAGACAATTCCCGAGGATGCACTCGACACCGAGATGGTGGTTGAGGACGAAGCCGAAGAGGACGTCGTTGTCTCGATTGGGGATGAATCGCCGGACCCCGAAGAAGAGGATGTGCAGCAGAACCAACCCGCTCCGCAGTGGGTCAAGGATCTGCGCAAGGCGCATCGAGAGCTACAGCGACAGCATCGCGATCTCCAGCAGAAGCTGACGACCG